AACAAATGCAAGGACAAGTTCTGGTCGAAACTAGCGTTTATATGAAACGTATAGATCACAGCCACATTAATTATTCGAGTATAGCATACCACACAGTTGTGGTTGCATATCAGCTGTTATTACAGCGTAAGTATCAGCAACAGTTTTATGTCGGCACTAAAATACCATTAAACTAGTTTGTGGCGCTCTGGTATCAGTTTATGGTAGTTTGGCAGATACATACCAGAGTGCCATTATCGTTAGAGGTCATTATTACAAAATTAAGTATAGCGATTGTGAAGTTTTGAAAGCTTTTAGTGATAACGGTTTTTATGAGAAGGACGTAGACAGTAAATTTAGTACAGTAGTTAGTGGGAAAGCGAGAGGGTATAATACAAAATTTTTTGGTTTTATTAGTGATTTTCAAATATATCAGAAAGGGGTTAAAAATGCATTGATTGGACTTGAGAGACAAGTTGGGGTTAGGATGGCCGAAAGAGAAGGTTATGATGGATGGTTAAGGGGGAACATGACAAGAAATGCCGCCTTTAATGATCAAACCCATCGTGCCCATGGGTTCTTAAATAAGGTATTCTTAACTGTGCAGCAAAATTTTTCTTGTGAGGTTAAGGATGACAGTGGAGATTTTAGAAAGGATCTCAAAGATTATGCTTACCAAAAACATCCAAAGATGCAAGAACGTATTGGTTCTTATCTGACTCTGGAACGTAGAGGATTGTTAGTGAACCTTGATGTGTTTGTAAATTTTTTAGTAGCGAGATTTAAGCAATATGAGAAAGCCAAACCGAAGAAGTATGGCCGTTGCTTTATCACCTTAGGCAAGTATGCTTGGATGATGGGAGGATGGCTAATCAAAGCTTTAAAACGCGCCTTTGAAAAAGGTTTCGATGATGGTGATGTGTGTATAAGGTTTTGTAAAGATAGTAGTAGAAGTAAGGTTAACGAGGCTTTTCATAAGCTTGTTTGCCCTACACATAGAGTAGTGCTTTTTAATTTTGGTGATGATGCTGTGCTTAGCATGGTGTCAGATTTTGGATATTACAAATGTAACGTAGATATCAGTTCTGCTGATTGTTCCTTTGAGGAATGTATGTTCGACAATCTCGTCAAAGTGTATGGCGATAATGTAGGTCATGAACTTATAAGGAACATGGTTGAAAGTTGTAAAAAGGATTTGAATGTTGAGAATCCAAACAATCCGAAGGAGAGTATAAAA